GCGTTCGAAACGGTGGTTCCGGTCTGGGACTCCAACATCCTGGTCTTCCACGGTGATGGGGTGCCTACGAACATGCCAGGCGTTCCGTGGGGCGGGATCCAGAGGCGGACGAAAGAGATGTTCGCTTCCTACGCTTCTGCAGGGGTCTACGTGGACCACTTCGCCTTCGGGCACTTCCACGAGGCCAACGTCGTGGGTCAGAAGACGTTGTGGGGAAACGGTTCGGTGATCGGTCCCAACGAGTACTCCCGTAAGAGGTATGGCGGCGGGTCTCCGGCGATGCAGCTACTGCATACGTTCCACCCTACGCGGGGTCTCGTAGGTACGGACTACCTGGCCCTGCAGTGATTCATGAAGACTTAGTTCGGGCTGCAGAAGAGGTCATTTACCGACGTCTTCTGTACGCGATCTTCTACGGGGAGGGGTACTGGACAGAGTGGGACTGGATCACGTGGGACTGGGGTGTCTAGGCCTACCCGGCGTACCGTAGCTAGAGCCCGTAGAGGCGTACGGGCTCTAGCTATCGCTACACACGACGAGACGTGTCCGCTACACGTGGACAACTACGGACGTCTGCAGAAGGCTGAGAGGCATCTGTACAGCTGTACGTGTACGACGAAGTAGACTCCGCCGATCGTCTTCGCCGATGTCAAGTAAAGAATGGGTCGACAATGATTGAGCTCGTCAATGATTGACGAGGTCAATGATGTCCCATGTCAATGATGTCCTGCCGCAACGAGTGGGGTCATGGACACCAGGACCAGGGACAAAGGCACGGGTTGCCTTTGATTCTGGTTTGGTGTGCCCCCGCCCTCCCCCCGGGTAGGGGTGGACTTGACATCCACCAGCGTAATCGGCGCGGGCCTCTAGTCCACAGGTGCACTAGAATCAAAGGTGGACCTACGGAAAGGAGGCACACATGTCCGAGCACAACGCACTAGTCACCAGCGACCTCGCAACTCGCCTCGTCGGAGAGGCGAACGAGGGCTTCGATGTCCCCGTCAGCGATGAGGAACAGGACCGTGATCGCTTCGACGCAGTAGGGCTTGATTGGGGCGAGGACGGTATTCCATTGGGCGACCAGAGTGCTGGTATCGGCCCCTCTTCCATCGAGGAAGGTGTGCGATGAATCCCGCGCCGAGGATCTGGCCTAGACAAAGCGCGAGCTAGAATCTAGGTACCCGATCGAAGAAGGGAGGTGTACCATGAGGAAGGTGATCGCAGTGCTGCTCGCCGTCTTCGCCCTTGCGGGCACGGCTGCGGTCGGTGCTGGCTGGACGTGGGACGAGGACGCCGGGTCCACGATCATCGCTGGCCCGCACGAGGGCAGCGGCGTCTAAAGGAGCGAAGGGGTCTCACACGAGGCCCCTTCCTCATTCCCGTCGCGCTAAACTCCGCGTATGGCCTTCGACCACATGCGCAAAGGCACTTGGGTGGCGTCAACCAGCTCGGGTTACCGGCGCGATCGCTTGTACGCCCGCGGCATTGACACGGTCTACTTCAGTCCGCTGGACCCCGGAGCGCCAGTTCACATCGCCGCTGTGCGCGCTGAGGGGCGGATTCCTGGGATCTACTCGGATCCACACTGGTACGGACTGCATACCGACGGGAACGCACTGCGCTACCGCCAGCAACTCGACGCCGACATCGTGCGACTGCTGCGCCCGGGAGAGCCGTTCTTCCCCGATCTTGAACTCACCAGCTTGGATTACCAGTACCGGCTCTTCTGCGGGAGCCCCGGAAACCGCGGCCTGTGTCGCAGCCAGAATCCCAACGCGCCAACGGGAACGCAACAAGGACGTCCGGTTCGCTTCACCGACATGCCTTTCCAGAACCACACCGTCGTGAACTTGCAGGTGTTCGCGGAAGTACCGGAGCTTCAGTGGGCGCCGCAGCTCTACTACGGAGACATGTCGCCGGCTTCGGAAGCGGCCGTCATTCAGGAGGTGCAGCGCGAGCTCGACTTCTACGCGCCGCGACCCTTGAACGCCAACGCAAACCGCGTGCATCCCTTCTACGACGCAGCGCGCTACACCACCGACCAGCGCGACGGCGACTACTTCACGGCGGAACGGTTCCCGGGCATGTTCGGAGCACTCACCCGACGGACAGCTGCTCGCGCCTGGATAATGGACAAGCAGCAGCTGCGGAACTACTACACGCGTGTAGGGGGTGAACAGTAATGGCCAACCAGGCAACCATGGTCGCGAACCCGACGATGGCCGATGTCACCGTCAACGCCAAGACGGCGATCGCGAACCAGGTGACGTTGCTCCAGATCGATGACGCCGTCATCACGGAGTACAACGGCTTCCTCGCCGCGGGATGCGCCCTCCTGCGCAACTCGGTTGGAACCGAGTCTCAGCGCCAGCAGGCGGGGTGGCTTCTCGGTGCCGAGGAGTACCAGGGGTAACCGAACGTGCGGGGGAATCTGCGACAGGGTGAACAGCCCGGCAGGTTTCCCCGCTCCTCTCCGGGGCCATGATCGACGCTACGCGTCAACTGCACCGGATTGAGGATGACCTTGACTCAGGGCCGGAAGACTGGCTGATCGATGATCTGCTAGAGCTCGAGAGCTTGCTGGCAAAACACATGGAGCTAGCGCGCAGGTTTCCGCCACCAGAGTAAGTGCGCAGCTGGCAACACCGGGTTGCCGGTACACAAGGTGTGCGTTATATTTGAGGTATGACCACGAACGAGCTGAGCCAGATCCGCCGCGCGATGAATGAGGACCCGCGCGAGCTCAAGCGCGCGAAGTGCCTCGACTGGGCGATCGAGCTCGTCGAGGGTCGGCTGGCGCGCATTCCGGTAGGTACTCCAGCACGGCCTCGCTACGAGGAGCGGCTGGCAATCCTGAAGTCCGTACAAGGGAGGACCAATGGCTAGTTGGGCAGACGAGCACTTCGCTCGTACTGAAGACGAGCAGCAGTACGACCACGACGAAGACCCAATCGAGGAGGAAGACGATGACCGCAGCTGAGCGCGAGCACATCCGCCGGGAGCGAAGTCGCATCCTGCGCGAGAAGCTCTTCAGCACGTACTTCGACGAGCGCGACGGAGTTACGCGGACGCGTCGCGGCGCAACAGGTCGCCGGAGCCGGGGCGACGATCAGGTGGACGCAGTGTTCTGGATGCCGTTGGCCAGCTTGGCTCCTCGGCGCCCGAGCATCGCACGTGCGGAGATCGACTACTCGGGTTCGCCCGAGTAGTTGACCTTCCCCGGGCAGACCAGTTAGACTGACCAACGACCAACCGAGCAAGGGAGGCACACATGCAGTCCAACGCAGCACTGATGCAGGCCATGGAGACGGCCTACAAGGAGATCCGTGCACGACATCCGGAACTGGGAGAGGTGATCTTGATCCTGTCCCCGACGTCACGCGCCGGGCGTAACACCAAGCTCGGGCACTTCTTCCGCAACAGCTGGGTCGACAAGGAGACTGCTGACACGCTCGCAGAGCTGGTCGCCGTCCTCGAGCAGAGCCAGGATCCCGACGAGCGCGCGATGGTCCAGACACTGATCAACCAGCAGCGCGACGGGGTTCACCGCTTCCACGAGATCCTGATCAGCGCCGAGGGGCTCTACCGCGGCGGACGCGAAGTGATGGAGACGCTGCTCCACGAGGCAGCGCACCACCTGGCGCTCGAGCGCGGCCAGAAGGACGTCACGGGCTACCAGTACCACAACCGCACGTTCAAGCGCAACGCCGAGGAGCTCGGGCTCACGGTGAACAAGATGAAGAACCGCGGCTTCGCGCACACGGAGATGCCGGACGAGACAGCTGATCGGTACAAGATCCAGATCACGCTGCTCGAGGGCGTCGTGAAGGCACTGCGCATGCCCGAGCCTAAGCGCGGCAGCGACAACGGCATGATCAAGATGGTCTGCCCGTGTGGGAACGTCGTGCGCTGCGGAAAGCGTGTTGCTGCTAGCGGCGACGTCTGGTGCCGTGGCTGCAACCACCCGTTCAAGCCGGAGAAGGACAAGGACGCTCAGCGCGTGGCGCTGGACGTAGGTCGCGAGTCGTGACTGGCGAGGAGCGTCAGCAGCTGCGGGCAGCGGTCAACCGGGCCCAGCACGAGCGCTACGCACGCGAGGAGCGCGTCTGGCAGGAGGTGGAGCGCGATCACGGGTTCAGGCCACCGCGCAGGCGCTCGGGACGGCCGCGTACCAACGGCAACGCGCGCCGTGGACCGGCCAAGGTCGTCGAGATGGCGTCGGAACACCATGGTACCTGTCGCGGGTACGTGACCAACAAGTGCCGGTGTGAGTTGTGCCGCGCCTGGATGAGCGATTACAAGCGTGAATGGCGCGCGAAGCGGCGAGAACAGGGCCTTCCTGAGCGCTGACCGGGTTGCCATTGTCCACAAGGTGGGCCATAATATGGGTATGACCGCAAGCGAGCAAGGGAGGAACACCATGTACGTGCACGCCCCGCACAACGCTCGAGTCGCTATGGCGACCGAGAAGCAGATCAACTTCATCGCGACCCTCGCCAACGAGCGCGACTGGGACGCGATCCACCGCATCGAGGGCAATGTCGTTGTCCCCGCCGCGGAGCGCCTCGACGCCGAGATGAAGAAGGGCGTCAGCGTCGAGCAGGCCAGCGCGATCATCACCTGGCTGATGAAGCAGCCCAAGAAGACCGAGACCGCGAAGATGGCGGCCGGCACGCCCTGCACGGAAGCAGTGCCGGACGGGTACTACGCGATCGACGCGCCGAACGGCAATCACAAGAACGACGTCGTCTTCTACCGCGTCCGCACCGGCAAGAAGGGCCGCTGGGCTGGCTTCCAGTTCATCGACCTGCAGGCGAGCACGACCTGGCACGCAGTCCGCGGCGCCGAGGCACGCAAGGAAGTCTTCGCCGCGATCATGGCCGCCGGGGTCAACGAGGCGCGCAAGCGCTACGGCCGCGAGATCGGCTGCTGCGGCGTCTGCAACCGCCCGTTGACCGACGACCATTCGCGCGAGCTGGGCATCGGCCCAGTGTGCGCGGAGGGGTTCTAGACATGGCGCCGACTTTCGATCCCAAGTCCTGGCAAGCTTCCAAGCGCGCGCAGCGCACAGGATCCGGCGACTCCCTGTACTTCGGGGAGTTCGCCGGCGAGCAGTGGGTGTACTTCCGCCCGCCGCACTATATGCCTGAGGTCCAGAAGGAGTGGATGTCGGGCTGGTGGGACAAGTCCGAAGGCGCGTACCGGCTTCCGAAGCTGCGGCTTCTGGTCGAGCGCGCGCAGCAGATGGTCGGCGTCAGCACAGATCAGGACGTCCAGGACTGGCTCGACGAGTCAGCACCCAAGGCCGACACGGTTTTCGACAGTCCGGACTGGTACGAACGGCGCAGTAGCTTCGCTCGTTGGGAGGATCTGTACCCGTTCCAGCGCAATGCTGTCAGTCAGTTGGTCGAAAGTGACCGTGGACAGCTCGAGGTTCTCAATCCAGGTCTCGGAAAGACGGTCGTCGCCATTGCAGCAGCCGAGATTCTTGGGCTGAAGCGCGTGTTGGTCGTGTGTCCCAAGCCGCTTCGGCGCAACTGGGCACGCGAAATCCGCGAATGGAGCGATGGGGACGTCGAAATCCGCGACGCAAAGGACGGCGGACCTGGGAACTCCAGGTGGACGGTGACCAACTACGAGGCGATCAGCCTCAAACACGACGTGGAAACCGACCAGTGGGGCCGTGGAATCGCGATCAAGGGCCCGTACGCCGACGTCGACTGGGACGTCATCATCCTCGACGAGACGATCATGCTCAAGAATCGCAAGGCCAAGCGCACGAAAGCGTGCCAGGCACTTGCCAAGTGCACTCCGAAGCTCTGGATGCTGTCCGGTTCGCCGGTCGCTAAGGGCAACGAGGACGCGTGGGCGCAGCTGAACATGCTTCGGCCGACCTGGATCACTGCATTCTGGCGCTTTGCCGCCGAGTATTCGATCGTTGAGCGCGGGACCTACGGAATGCAGATCCTCGGGAGCAGGTCGAATCGCGAGATGAGCAAGGAACTCCCGGAAATGCTGTTCGCTCGCACGATGGACGAGGTGCTTCCCGACCTTCCGGACTACATCACCAAGGTCGAGGAGGTCGAGCTGACGAAGGGACAGGCCAAAGCGCACAAGCAGGCGCTGGATGGGCTGATTGAGGAGTTCGAGGGCATGGGAGACAGCAAGATCAATGTCCCCAACGCGCTTACGGCGATCACACGCGCGTCACAGGTGACGTCCAACCTCTGCAACCTGCGGACCACGGGCCACGACTTCAAGGACGAGAGCGCAAAGGCCGACTGGATCATGGCGGCACTCGAAGGTGAGGGAGAAGTACTGGAGCTCCCGGCAGTCATCTGGACGTTCCACAAGCCTGGAGCTGAAGCGCTGTACAAGCGGCTCCAGGATAAGGGCTACAACGTGGGCCTCGCGACCGGAGACACCGATGCAGCCGAGCAGGTGGAGCTCTTCCGCGATGAGAAGCTCGACATCCTGATCCTGTCGCTGGGCGTGGGCAAGTACGGCCACAACCTGCAGCGCACGAAGACGTTCATCTACCTCGATCGCATCATGGACAGCGATGCGATGTTCCAGAGCTGGTGGCGCGGTCGTCGCATCGGCCTGAAGCACCGGCCTGTGCTGTACATCCTTCGCGCGCCGGGCTCGATCGACGAGTTCATCGAGGACAACCTTGCAGGCAAGATGCCCAGCCTCAGCGGAGTCACAGGTCAGGACCTGGCCAAGCTGCTTCGCAACATCGGGCTGGACACAAGTGGACGGGAGGGCTAACATGGTGAACATGAACAACCAAGACAGAGCAGAAGTTCTCCGCGGGAAGGCGCGCGTGCTGACCTACGCACACATCCAAGCCGCCATCCTCCGAGCCGTCGAGCTTGACGACGGAACGCTTGACTCAAGCGCAGACGGGTACAGCTGGAATCCGGACTGCTATTCAGACGCGCAGCAGCGGATCAACGAGGCTGGCAGCTCGCTCGGGCGGATCCTCTTCGCCAGGGGTGGCTGCGACAAGGCAGCGTTCGATGTGTTCCTGCCGGCACTCAACGAGCAGCTCCAGCTGCTGCTCAACAGCTAGATGACCCTCGGCGAACAGCACGCACAGGTGTGCTCCGTCAAGGGACCTCATCGCAGACGGGACTGCAAGCCAGTCCAAGGAGGCAACATGAAGCGCAAGCTCAGCATCACGCTCAGCCCGCAGTACAGCAACGAAGGGTACCGCCGGGGCGACTTCACGATCACGGAGCTTGTCAGTGGCGGCGCTCGCATCGAGTACACCGGCGACGAGCAGGACTTCAAGTTCCATGTCGAAGAGCTCGACCGGTACGTCAAGGTCGAGTTCCTCGATCCGCATCCGCTGACCAAGAGGTTGACGCGCGAACTCTGGACGTACCGGGATGCGACGAAGGACGGCCTGAAGGTCGGCGAGATCGTCAACGCGCCGACGCGGTACGCCTACAGCAACCGAGCTATCGTCCGTGAGCTCGGAGCGCACGTAGCATTCAACGTAGCGGACGCTCGCACGATCACGCACCGTCTGGCGGCCTACCGTGACTGAAACAGGGACACCTCAGGTCGGCGACCAGTTCCGCAGCAAGAAGAACCTCCCCGACGTCGAAGTCCTGCGCGTCGGGCAGACGACAGTCAAGATCGCAGACGTTGACCCGCACACGTTCCAGGTCAGCGAGGAGGACCGCGTGATCCGCATCACCACCTTGTACAATCAGTACGAGGTCATCGACGACAAGGAGGCCCCAGTGGCTGCCAAGAAGGAAACCGCCGGGCGACGCGAGAAGCGCAAGCTTCAGGTCGGCCAGGTGTGGGAGCGTCGCAGCGACGGCGCCCAGGTCAAGATCGTCAGCTTCGACAAGGACGAGGAGACCGGCAAGATCAAGCTCCTGACGAAGGAGACGGAGCGCGAGACGGAGTCGAAGCTCATTCACTTCCGCCGGCGCTTCAAGCACGTCAGCGATCCTCGCAAGAGGTAGGCACCGGATCAAGTGCGGCGGTAGATAGGGCCACGCCCAGCCAGTGCTGAATGAAGGGCCTCCGTAAGGGGGCCCTTTCCTTTTGACAGTATTGAAGCGCTCTACGCGCTTCTAAGCTGCGCGCGATCTGCCCCCATGTAACTGGCAAGGGGTGCGCCTCGAAGCCTGTTAGAAGCGCTTAGAGCGCGATCTAGCGCGGTATACTGCACTCATGCCGAACAAGCAGGGAGGCCAGACCAAGTACAGCGCGGCTCGGCACAAGATCATCGTCCAGGCGATTAGGGACGGTGCTACTCGCCAGGGAGCCGCGCAGAAAGCCCGCGTCCACCACCAGGCCGTGGCCAACTGGCTGCGTCAAGGCGAGGACGAGCAGTCCGAGTACCACCAGTTCTACCTGGACTACAACGAGGCCGAGGCTGCTTGGGAAGAAGAGATGCTATCGACCATCGACGACGTCGCCAAGTCCGGTCGGCCCAACACCTGGCAGGCGGCTGCGTGGCGTTTGGAGCGGCGATGGCCGGATCGGTACGGCCGCTTCGACCGAGACAAGGAGCCCGGTACCCAGATCAACGTGTTCACTCCCAGTCCAGACCAGTTGCCGAACGTCCTCAGAGCTCTAGACCAACTCGCCGGCGCGAAGGCCGACATTGAGCTCGAAGAGGGCGTGGACTTCCATGAAGACTGAGGAGATCCCTCTCGCCACAATGGTCGGACTGCAGGCGCAGGCGTCGCCTGCGGGGTTCGGGTGGGCGACCAGCTTCCCACACAGCGCTTGGGAGAGCGGGAAGTTCGACGGAGTGGCGTCGCGCTTCCAGGTTGCCCCGCACCTGAGCTATCTGAACGAGCAGTTGCTCAACCTCGCGAGTAGGGATCTGCTCAAAGCCGGGTATGCTGGACTGATTGTTGAGATGCCACCGCGACACGGGAAGTCTGAGTTGTGTTCGCACTACTTCCCTGCGTGGTACCTCGGGCGGTTCCCGGAGCACCGGTTCGTGCTGGCTTCCTACGAGGCTGAGTTCGCGTCCAGCTGGGGCCGCAAAGCGCGCGATACTTTCGAGGAGTGGGCTCCCCGCTTCTTCAACGTAGCTACCGACAGGCGCAGTTCGGCAGCGGACCGTTGGAACATCAAAGCGCAGCAGCGTGGCGTATCGGGTGGCGGGATGTTCACCACAGGCGTCGGCGGGGCGCTTACGGGGCGCGGCGCCAACGTGCTGGTGGTCGATGACCCGGTGAAGAATGCTGCGCAGGCGATGAGCCGCGTTCAGAGGGACAACACTTGGAACTGGTGGACGTCTACGGCACGTACTCGTGTGGAACCGGGCGGCGTCATCATGGTCATCATGACGCGTTGGCACGAGGATGACCTCGCTGGTCGATTGCTGGCTGCGATGGGGATCAGTACCCAGGGAGAAGAACATCCGCTGTACGATCCCAACGCGGACCGGTACTTGCGTATTCGCTTTCCAGCGCTTGCCGAGGACCACGACATCCTTGGACGCTCACCGGGCGATGCGCTCTGGCCGGATCGCTACCCACAAGCCGAGCTGGAGCGCATCAAGGGATCGGTCAAGGGCGGGCTTCGCGTGTGGGAAGCTCTCTACCAACAGCGACCGAGTCCGCAGGAAGGCGCAATGTTCGAGCGTGAGTGGTTCCCGATCGTAGACGAGATCCCCGCGGGCACCGTAATCAAGAAGCGCAAGCGTGCTTGGGACCAGGCAGCCTCTGAGAGCACCGATTACCAGGACCCGGACTTCACGGTTGGCACCAAGATTGCGCTCTCGCACGAGTACGACGTTGTGAACGGCAAACGAGTCAAGCGACCCATCTACTGGATCGAGGACGTCAAGCGTTTCCGCAAGAGCGCGGCGAAGACGGAGGCTCAGATCCGCACGACAGCCATCGAAGACGGTCGTGGAGTTCGTATTCGGCTCAACCAGGACCCTGGCTCGGCGGGCAAGGCGCAGGTGTCGCACTTCAAGCGCAACGTGCTCAATGGCTACACTGTCGAGGCGAAGCGAGAGACCGGATCTAAGGAGTTACGCGCAGATGCGATGTCGGCCGCAGCAGAACGTGGTGACGTCCGTCTAGTGAAGGGGCCTTGGATCGAAGAGTGGCTGACCGAAGTCGAGCAGTTCCCCTTTGGGGCCCATGATGACCAGGTCGACAGTGCTTCGGCTTGCATCGACGCACTCGACAAGCCCAGCGGTAACTGGTCTAGTTCGTAAGATACCGGTATGCCACGCGCTGACATCCAGTGGGCTCTCGATGACTTTCGGAGCAGACGCATCACGAGGTACGCCCTGTGCAATGCCTATTACGTAGGGGACCACCGGCTCAACTTCGCGACGCAGAAGTTTCGTTCCGTGTTCGGGGGCATGCTCAAGGAGTTCGCGGACAACTTCTGTGAGGCGGTTGTCGACATTCCTGTCGAGCGGCTGGAGGTTACTGGGTTCACCTCGGACAAAGCGACCAACAAGGTCACGCAAGTCGAGGACCCGACCGAGACGGCTTTCGAGAATGCGGCAACACCTCCGGGTACTCCGGTACTCGCGCCGACGATCATTGAGGTGAACGATCCGATTGCGGAGTCAGCGTGGAACCTGTGGGAGCGCGAGGCGATGGACATTCGCGCAGACGAGGTGCATCGCGAGAGTCTCAAGACCGGCGACGGGTTCGTGATCGTTTGGCCCGACGAGGAGATGAATGCGTGCATCTACCCGCAACTGGCCCATGAGATGGCTGTGCGGTACTCAACGTCAGATCCCGACGAGCTCGAAGTCGCGGCCAAGCTCTGGTTCGTGCCAACGGAGCGCAAGGGTGAACACCGAATCCGGCTCAACCTGTACTACGACGACGTGATCGAGAAGTTCATCAGCCGGCCCGTGCGTACGTACAGCATCTCCGAGTCGATCAAGCCGGACTACTTCTCGAGCTTTCCCGACGAGCCGGTCGTGCGCAACCCCTACGGCCGCGTACCGGTGTTTCACTTCCCGCACAAGGCGTTCTGCCGTTACGGGTTCAGTGATCTGCTCAACGTGATCCCGCTTCAGGATGCGTTGAACAAGGAGGTCTGCGACATGCTCGTAGCCTCGGAGTTTCAGAGCTTTCGCCAGCGCTACATCATCGGGCTCGAGGTCGAGGTCGATGAAACGACAGGCCAGCCCGTGCGCACGCCTAACGATGTTGGTGCTGATCGCATGCTTACTTTCGGCGACGAGAACATCAAGGTCGGTGAGTTCGGTCAAGTGGACCTTGCTGGATTTATTCAGGCGCAGGACAAGTTCATTACACGCATTGCTCAGAAGGCCGGCATCCCGCCACACTACTTCTACGACTTCGAACCTGGTGGAGCGGGTGAGGCACTCAAGACCGCTGAGCTTCGGTTCACGCGTAGGCTGACCAAGGCGCAGTCTCGGTTCGGCAAGCAGTGGGAGAACGTGATCAAGTTTGCGCTGGAGATCGATGGTGAGGACGTGCCGGACGACATCGACTTCAACGCTGTCTGGCTTCCGGTTGACCCGCGTTCCGAGAGTGAGCGGATGGATGTGCTGGTCAAGAAGAAGGAACTCGGCGTACCGGAAGATCAGCTGCAGAAGGAGATGGG